GAATATCACCTGAAGGATTATTAGCGTAATATGAGTAAATTAATCTACGTAAATGGTTTAGGACCCAATTATAAGGGAGACAATCTTTACGAGTTTATTTTCTCTGATAATGAAGATGTTTGGGGAGAATCTTGGGAAAGTAAACCATGTAATGGTTATCCAACTCCTCCTGAATTAAAATATATTAAGAAGGTAGGAGTTCTGAGAAATACTGATGTAAAGTTGGAATTGATTCAGAACTCCGATTTTTTTTGTATGATAGATGCGATGGATGATGTTGTCGCATTAGCGTGGGAAAATGAAGAAACCGAAGGTCAAAAAAGATTGGTTTTCAGATTTGGAACAACAGAACAAGAAATAAAAGATAAACTCTACGAAAGAGATTTGATTTTGGAATTTGAAAAAAAAGTAGTTTATGAGAACTAATAAAAAAGCATTATTGCTAATTGATAAAGGATTATCTGCAAAGACAGTATCTAAATTAACAGAATCACAAATTGATGTGTTATATTCTAAATTGTTAAATGAGCAACCTCAGCCAATAAAGACAACAAAAACCGTTCAACAAATTGTATTACCTTCAGGTTCACAAACAACAGTTGGAGGTGTTTCAGTTTCTAATACAAATGGAAAAACAACCGTGACTCCAACAACTGAAGAAATTGAAGAGGATACTGATGTTGATTTAACTAAAGACCCTGACGCAACTGAAGATGGTATGGGTATGTTTGAAGAAAAAGATAAGAACAAACCAAATCCATGGGCTATTTGTCATTCTCAAGTTGGACCTAAAAAGTCAAGAAAATGGGAAAGATGTGTAAGAGAAGTAAAAAAACAATTGGGTGAAGGAAAAAATCCCGTATCTTTGTTTCTTGAAAATGAAATTATGAATATAGTAGAAAGAAATTTACCTCCAAGAATCACTAAAGGTGATTTAGTAAAATATTTGAGTGAACAAGGACCCTCAACGGCACCATCAAAACCAAAAACATCACCAACAACAAAACCAGGAAAACCTGGTACAAAACCTCAAAGACCTGCACATCCAGGCAAAAACCCAAACCCAGGAGAAAAAGAATCTCCAAAGGCAAAGAAAGTTTCACCTGAAAAGGCTAAAAAAGAGGTTATAGATGTTATTATGCAACTTTTACAAAAATAAGAAAATGGCAAAAAAATTAAAAGAACAAATAGATTACGGTAATAGACGAGAAAGAATGGACCCAAGTTTGGAAAGAAAATTGGCTAGTCCTGATAGTTTATATGGTCAAAATCCAGCAATGAAAAAAGGAGCTGCCGACGTACAAAGATTGGTAAGCCAAAGATTTGGTAAAGTTGCTGATAAATTAAAAGAAGTTACTGGTATTCAAAATATCGATTCTGAAAGAGTTCAACAGATGATTTATCAGGAACAAATGGCTAAGCTTAGAGGTATTATGTCTATTGAATCGGCAAATAAAGAAGCTCTTGAACAATTAGCAATTGATGCTTGTTTACATGAGCAACAGGTACCTGAAGGATGGTATGAAATTGAACCTCATTTAGGGGAAATGCCAGATGTTTCAGATTTTAGATATGCTCCTGAAGAACCAAAAGATGATGAAGAGGAAAATGACGACGAAGATAAAGATGAGTTAGAAATTCCTTCATTTGATGTTGAAGATTTAACTGATGAAGAAGAATTTGAGTTAGAAAAACATAAGAGAAATATTATTAATGCTATTATTCAAGGGTCAGCTAAAAGAGGTCACTATATTTTTCAAGAACCTTGGGTTAAGGCTAGATTAGATGAAATTAATCCATCCCTTTATAAAGATTATTTAGGCATCATGGCTATTAATGATTTTTTATATTTTACTATGGAACAAATGATTGAGGCGATGAGTCAAACAGGCCAAGGTGTTGCTGGTAAAGTATCATTAGAAAATAATGATGAAGAAGAAGGAGAAGAAGGCGGTGAAGGAGAAGAAGGTGGCGATGAAGAAAAACCTGATACAAAAATTGTTGCGGTAGGAATGATATTCCCTATTTTATGTCATGAAATTATTAAAGGATTGGAAGAGGCTAAAGGTAGACACGGACATTCCCAAAAGAAAAACATTAGAGATAAAGTAAGAGGTGCGGTCGATGTATTATCTAATGAACCAATGCAATTAAGAATAGGACCTGAAATTGTTGAAAAATTCAGACATGCGTTACCCGATGAAATGTTTGATGATTCAAATAAAGGTTTAATAAACTGGTTCCAAATCTTGTTATATCAAATACCAGCCGAAGAATTTTTAGAAATAATTGGAAACTCAATTTCTGAAGATGAATCTAAAATTAAGAAGGCAACTTCTAAATTTAGAGAAATTATGAAAGAAGCTCAAAATTTGAAAAACGAGTATGAAGACTACAAAGAAGAAGAAGGTATCGAAGATTCTGATAATGAAGATGACGATGATTTAGGTGATTTCTTAGGTAGTTTTGGGATATCATTACCCAAATAACAATTAATGACAAGAGAACAATTAATTATAGAAGTTACGAAGTGCATGAGAAACACACCATATGCACTTCGTACTTATTTACAGACTTACGATAATACGGTATCAAAATATGTTCCGTTAGATTTATTCCCAGACCAAGTTAGCCTAATAGAAGATTATGATAATTTCAATGAAAATATTGCGTTGAAATATCGTCAGGCGGGTGTATCAACAGTAACCGCAGCATGGGCATCAAAGAAACTTGTATTTGCAAAAAAACAAAAGCCTGAAAAAATTCTAATCATTGCCAATAAGTTAGATACCTCTGTGGAGATGGCTAACAAGATTAGAAATTTCACAGAACAATGGCCAGCATGGGTTGGAGTTGGATTTTCACAAGAAAAAAACGCACAAAGACACTTCAAACTTACAAATGATTGCGAAGTTAAAGCCGTTGCAACATCAAAGGATGCCTTGAGAGGTTATACCCCAACCATTCTTATTTTTGATGAGGCGGCGTTCATCGAAGCAGACGGAGATTTTTGGTCTGCCTGTATGGCCTCACTATCTACGGGTGGTAAGGTTATTGTTGTATCCACACCAAATGGATATGACCCAATCTATTATGAAATCTACGACCAATCGTTGAGAAGTATGAACGATTTCAAAATATCTGAAATGTTTTGGTTTCGTGACCCAAGATATACAAAAGATTTGTATATGGTTAAAACAAATGATTTAGTTCACTTTTTATTAAACAGAGAAGATTATTCAAAAGACGTTGTTGTAGATTTATCTATTGATAATCCTTACGAAAGAGACCACACAATTACCACTGATTATATTGCACAAGGATACAAACCTTGTTCAGCATGGTTTGAAGGTATGGTTAAGAAATTGAAGTTTGATAGGAGAAAAGTTGCTCAGGAATTAGAATGTAACTTCTTAGGTTCAGGTGATAACGTATTCGATTCAGAATTAATGCAAAACATAGCCAAAAATCATTTAAGAGAACCTATTGCAAAAATGATGGGAAATTCTTTATGGATTTTCAAAGAACCTGAACAAGGTCATAAGTATGTTATGGGTGTAGACGTATCCAGAGGTGATTCTGAGGACTTTAGTTCTATTGAGATAATTGATTTCGATACAAGAGAGCAAGTCCTTGAATATGTCGGAAAAGTACCACCAGATGTAACTGCAGAGATTGCTTATAAGTGGGGAACAATGTATAACGCATATTGTGTTGTAGATTTAACTGGTGGTATGGGAGTTGCCACCGCAAGAAAAATGCAAGAACTTGGTTATCAAAGTGGAATGTATGTTGATAATGTAGATACAACTAACAAGTGGAAATGGGACCCTAAAATAAATGAAAAAATTCCTGGTATTAATTTTAATAGTAAAAGAGTTCAAATTATTTCTTCTCTTGAGGAGGCTGCAAGACACGATTTCAAAATTTATTCGCATAGATTATATAATGAAATGAATACTTTCATTTATATTAATGGTAGGCCTGACCATCAAAAAGGACATCATGATGATTGTATTATGGGAATTTCTATGGCAATTTATGTTGCTGAAAAATCTTTCCAATCTTTACAAAAAGTTGTGAATCATACAAAGGCAATGTTAAACTCATGGACATCCATATCTAACGAAAATAAAAACACTTCGGAATACTTTAATCCGTATATACCTCAAATGGGTAGACAACATCCAGTTAACGAAGGTGCAAGTAAAGCCGATTACATGAAGTATGGGTGGTTATTTGGTTCCAAATAACTATTTATATTATCAAGGTAATAAGTAAAATTGTAATATGGCTGAACAAAACAATCAGACGGTATGGCAGAGACTATCCAAAACATTTGGACCAAATTCTCTATTAGGGCAAGATTATCCAACTTTCAAGTTTGATAAAAAGGAATTATTGCGTACTACAAACAGACAAGAGTACGAAAACGAAAAACTACAAGCTCAACAAACTTTTTATTTGGCAAATCAATGGGCCAAAGTTGAGAACAATTTATATTCTCAAGCAATTTATTATGAGCCGACAAGATTATCATCTCAGTATGATTATGAATCAATGGAATATACTCCTGAGATTTCAGCAGCATTAGATATCTATGCCGAGGAAACTACAACAACTAATGAAGATGGATTTATTTTACAGATTTATTCTGAATCAAAAAGAATTAAGGGTGTATTAGCTGATTTATTTAATAACGCACTTGATATTAACACTAACTTACCAATGTGGACAAGAAATACTTGTAAGTACGGTGATAACTTTGTTTATTTAAAATTAGACCCTGAAAAAGGTGTTGTAGGTGTACAACAATTACCTACAATTGAAATTGAAAGACACGAAGTTGGAGTTAGTCAAAAAATTTCAGTAGATATTACACAGGAATTAGATAAAGACAAAAAAGCCCTTCATTTTACTTGGAAGAACAAAAACATGGAATTCCAATCATGGGAAATCGCTCACTTTAGATTATTAGGTGATGATAGAAAATTACCTTATGGTACTTCTATGTTAGAAAAGGCAAGAAGAACTTGGAAACAACTTTTATTGTGCGAAGATGCAATGTTAATTTACAGAACATCAAGAGCTCCTGAAAGAAGGATTTTTAAAGTATTTGTTGGAAATATGAATGACGATGATGTTGAGGCATACGTACAACGTGTTGCTAACAAGTTCAAGAGAGAACAAGTCGTTGATAACAAAACAGGTAATGTAGATATGAGATTTAATCAAATGGCGGTTGACCAAGATTATTTTGTACCTGTTAGAGACCCAGCAGCACCAAGTCCGATTGATACATTACCAGGTGCTCAAAATTTATCTGAGATTGCCGATATTGAATATATTCAAAAGAAATTATTAACAGCGCTTCGTGTTCCAAAAGCATTTTTGGGGTTTGAAGAGGTTGTTGGTGATGGAAAAAATCTTGCATTACAAGATATCAGATTTGCACGTACAATTAATAGAATACAAAAAAGTATGTTGGCAGAACTTAATAAGATTGCTATTGTGCATTTATTCTTATTAGGTTTTGAAGATGAACTTTCAAATTTTACATTAGGTCTTACAAATCCATCAACACAAGCGGATTTATTAAAAGTTGATGTATGGAAAGAAAAAATCTTATTATATAAAGATTTAGTTGCAGACCCAGGAAATGGTATTCAAGCAACTTCATCTACATGGGCTAAGAAACATATTTTTGATTGGTCTGATGAAGAAATTAGACTTGATTTACAACAACAAAGAATTGAAAGAGCTGTTGGTGAAGAACTTAAAGCAACACCTACAGTTATTACTAAAACAGGATTATTTGATAATATAGATAAACTTTATGGTAGTCCTTCAGGAACAACTGCACCAGCAGGAGCTGCAACAACACCAGGAGGAACTGAAGAATTAGGAGCACCACCACCACCAACTGGCGGAGAAGAAGGAGGAGCACCACCACCACCA